GATCGACCGGGCCGCGGTGCAGATGGCTGCGGCCCGGTCGATCTGCGGCAGCGCGCGCACCATGCCCCCGACGAGACCGGCGCCGACTTGCTCGCCGACGTACTGCGTCTCGCGGCTCGGGCTCTTGATCTTTAGCTCTTTCTTGATCGACTTGACGAGCGAGCCGCCGAGCCGAGTCATCTGCGCCTGCAGCTCGGCCTCTTGGGCTTTCAGACCGGCAAGGAACCCCTTACCGGCCTGCGACCCGGCGTCGTACATCGCGTCGGCCATGTACGAGCCGTAGCTGCTCGACAGCTTCGCGCCGGACGCGATCACGCTGTTCAGCCGCTTCATGTCGCCCGCGCTCGCGCCCGACACCATGCGGGCGAGCTCGCTGTCGGGGCCCAGGGCGACGAGCTGCTGCACGAGCGACTGCGACGCCCCTCGCTTCTGCGCCTGCTTGATCGCCGACTGAAACGAGGTGAGCGTCGACTGCCGCGCCTGCAGACCCGAGATCAGCCCGCCCACGCTCGTCACGCCCGACACCTGCGAGATACCGAGGTAGTCGGACGCAGACTTGCGCTGGTCGGCCTGCGCCTGCCGCCCCGCGGCAAGCCGCGAGTCGACGGAGTCCCGCTGCGTCGCGAGCGCCTGCAGCTTCGTCGACGTCGCCGCGGTCGTCTTGGCGAGCGCCTTGCCCGCCTTGCCCGTCGCCTTGAGGTCGTCGGCGAGCGTCTTCGCAGCCTTCGCGATGTCCGACGCCGACCCGGTGAGCGACTTCGTGAACGAGCTGAGGTCGCCCGGGAGTTGCTTCCGGGCGGTCGCCCCGCTCGTACCCTTCGCGAACCCCCGCGCCCCGAGCCCGGCCACCATGCCGAGCGACGTGCGGTGATCCCACACGGTGGCGCCGCCGGACCCGAACCGCACCAACTCGGGCCCTTCCTCGCCGACCCACGCGATCTCGCCCGCCCTCGGCCGGCCGCCGTCGGCGTAGCCGAGGAACGGCTCGGGGTTGATCGTCCGGCCGTTCCTGCGGGCCTCGAGGTGGAGGTGCGGGCCCGAGCTGTTGCCCGTCGACCCGACTGCGCCGATCCGCTGCGACCGCTTCACCTTCTGCCCAGCCGCGACCGCCATTGAGGACAGGTGCGCGTACAGCGACGACAGCCCGCCCCCGTGGCTGATCGTGATGTGGTTGCCGTACGGCCCCCCCGACGACGCCGAGGCGACCGTGCCGTTCGCGACCGCCCCAACCGGCGTGCCGCTCGCCGCAGGGAAGTCGGATCCGGTGTGGTATCCGGACGACCACATGCGGCCGGCGACGCCGTATCGGGTGCCGAGCCCGGCCCGCACCGGCCGCGCCCACGACCCGCCGCCGCCCCCGCCGTCGAGGCCGAGGAAGTTCTGCGCGGCCGACAGGATCTTGTCCTTCAAGCCCGACAGCATCTTGCGCGGCAGACCGGCGAGCGCCTTCGCCATGGGCGACGAGCCGATCTCGGCGATCTTGCCTCGGATGAACCCGGTCAGCGTCTCCCATGCCTTCCGTGGATCCGCCAGGAATTCGGCCGAGTTCATCACCACGTCGCCGATTGCCCGCGCCTTGTCGCCGAGCCACCCGAGGGCGCCCTCGACGACGCCGCCCTCGGCGAACCGCTGCACGGGCGCGGGCGGAAGCTGGCCGGTGCGGTTGATGTACTCCAGCGTCCCGAACCCGACCGAGCGGGCACTGCTGCGCTTGACCACGAATTCGTCGGCCATCATCAGCGCGGGAATGCTGTCCTTGCCCGGGATACCGCCCCGGGTCCGGCCGCCCTCGGCGAGCAGCTTGGGAGCGGCGGGCAATTTGTCGAGACCGACGAAACCCGCGACTTTATCCCAAACGGCTTTGATTCCCTTTGTGTAGACGAATTCGAGGATAAAGTTTACGGGGCCCTTTGCAAGATCCTTGATCTTGGTCCAGGCTTTCCCGATCATTTCCTTCGCGTCTTCGAAAGCGTCGCCGACGAGGGACGCGCCTTCCTTGATCGCGTCGAATGCCGGTTTCAGGGCCGTGTCCCAGAGCCACGCCGCTTTGTCACCGATCCACTGGAAAACGGGCTTAGCGTAGGTGTCCCAGAGTTCGGAGATTTTATCTCCGAGGAGACCCATTCCGATCTGCATCGCAAGCCACGCGGGCTGAATTTTCTCATTCCACAGCCACGCCGCCTTGTCGCCGATCCATGTGAAGACCGGCGAAAACACGGTGTCCCACAGCCACGACGCTACCGCGCCGATCGCCGAGATCCCGGCCGAGATCCCGTCGAATGCCGGTTTGATCGCGACGTCCCACAGCCACAGCGCCTTGTCGCCGATCCATGTGAAGACCGGCGACAGAACCGACGTCCACAGCCACGACGCGACCGCGCCGACCGCCTGAATCGCGAGCCAAATCGGCGTGAACACCGCCGTTACGACGATCGCGAACAGCACCTTCGCCGCCGTCCAGATGAACGAGAACACCGGCTGCAAAACGGTCTGCCACAGCCACATTGCCCACGTGCCGACCGTCTGCAGCGCCGTCCAAATGCCGGTAAGCGCCGGCTTGAGGACGGTATTCCACGCGAACGACGCCGCGGTCTGGATTCCCTGCCACGCCGCCTGAACGATGCTGCGGAAGCTCTCGCTCTTGTTGTAGGCGACGACCAGGGCAGCGACCAGGGCCATGATGCCGACCACGACCAGCCCGACCGGGTTCGCGGACATCACCGCGTTGAGGATGCCCTGCGCGACCGCCCACCCGCGCGTCACGGCGGCCGCCGCGAGGATGATCCCGCGGTACACGGTGAACGCCGCGGTCATGCCCCACGTCGCGATCGTCGACGCACCCGCGACGACGGCGACCCCGCCAATCGCGACGCCGAGCGGGATCAGCCACGCCCCGTACTCGCGGACCCACCCCACGGCACCCATGAACGCCGACGCCATACCCGACACCGCGGGCACCAGCACGGCGGCGAGCACCCCGCCGACCGCCTGCGCGGCGGGCAGAACGTACGTGTTCAGGAACCCGCCTATGCCCCGCAGCGCGGGTAGCGCGTACTTCGCCGCGAAGTCGGCGAGCCCTTGCAGCGCCTGCCGTTTGAACACCTCGAGGTCGTTCGTCGCGGTGTTGTGCAGGCTCTTGCCCATCTTGTCGGCGGCGCCGCCGACCTTGCCGAGCCCGGCCGCCGCCGTCGTCGGGTCCATGGCGTACAACGCCGCGCCGAGGTCCTCGGCCTGTGTGCCGAACAGGGCGACCGCTGCCTGCGACTGCTTCACCGGGTCCGGGATCGCGCGCAGCTTGTCGAGGGTGAGGTCGAGCACCTCGGTCGCCGACTTGCCGCCCTTCGCGAACCTCGCTGCCATGTCGTCGGCGCTGAGGCCGAGCATCTTGTACCCGTCGGCGGTCGTCTTGCTGCCGTCGAGCACACGGATCGAGAACTCTTTCAGGCTGTCGCCGGCGACGTCGGAGTCGCGGGCGCCGGCCTGCATCGCCTGACTGATCAGGCCGATCGACGCCGCCCCGTTGAGCCCGATCTTCCTGAACTGCGTCGAGTACTCGTTGACGGTGTCGAGATAGTCCTCGGCGCGGTCGGCGCCGTTCTGGAAACCGAGCGTCAGCAGGTCGAACGCCTCGCGCCCGTCCTTCGCGAGCCCGGTCCGGATGAGCTGCCCGGCGGCCCGCGCCGACTCGGACACGTCGGCGTTGAACGTCTCGGCAAGGTTGAGCGCCGCTTTACTGAGCCCGGCGATCTCGCGCTTCGGCGCGTTGATCGCCGCGACGCCGTTCTGGGACAGCGCTCGCAGCGACGCGTTGACCTGGTCGATCGACTCGCCGTACCCGGCGGCGTACACCTTGCCGGCGAGCTTCCCGGCGCGCGCCGCCTCACGCTCGGACAGGCCGAGCTGTGCCGCGAGCTTGGCGTTCGACTTGTCCTGCTCGACTGCCTTGACGAACCCGGCCGCGAACAGCACACCCGCAGCCGCGCCGACCGCCGCCGCGCCCGCCTTGAGAACGCCGCCCGCACCGCCGAGGAACCCCTGCCCCGCCTCACGGCCGGCGCCGACGCCTGCTGCCTCGGACTCGCCCGCGAGCTGCTGCTCGAGCAGCCGGCCGAACCCGCGAGTCTCGGGCACGATCGACACGTACCCGACGCCGACCTCGACCGGCATAGCTCACTCTCCCCTCGTACCGCCCGTCGCCTGCGCGACGATGTGCTCGTACGCCGCACGCGCGCGTGCTTTCTTCTCGGTCTGCTCGGCCTCGTCGGGCACCGGATCGCCCGGCCTCCAACCGGGCTTGGGCCACGGCAGCGGAGCGCCCTTTTTCGGGTCCCTGTTCGCGTTCAAGAACGCGGTCAGCAGCAGGTTGAGCAGGTCACGTGAGTCGGCCGCGGCGTAGTCGAGCGGCTGCCACGCGTGCCCGTTGTGAGCGCGCGCCGTCGCCCCGTCCGGCGGCAGACCCTCGACCATCACGCGCAACCACCGCAGGGTGATCTCGCCCCGCCAGTAGGCGGCGAGCGGACCGCCCGGCCCGTACTCCGGGTAGTGGTGCGCGAGGTCGGCCTCGACCGCCTCGGGGTGCTCGCCGAGCACGTCGAGCACGCTGTACTCGACGAGCTCGACGTCACCCTCGTCGCCGTCCTGGTCGCGGTCGGCCGCTACCCCTTGGTAGGGCGGTGCTTCTGCATCGTGTCCTGCGACTCCGCTCGGATGCCGACGAAGAGCAGCATCAGGCTGTTGGCCTCGCCGCCCGCCTTCACGAACTCGTCCCACTGGTCGCCGAGCAGGATCCGCGCGCCGGCCTCGTCGCCGTCGGCCTCGCTGAGCGTCTTACTCATGGCGCTGTCCATGAACACGGGGTGCGGGAAGTGGAACACCTTGTTGTCAGGGCCGACTTCGAACTCGACGCGCTCGTCGGGCACACCGAGGGCGTCGGCGTACGACCGGCGGACGGATTCGAGGCGGTACCGCTTGCCGTTGGGCTTGCTCATGATCGTGTGTCCTGTCCTGGTGAGCCATGGGTGAGCGATTCGAGGGCGGGGGGCGGTCGGGGCTCACCCAGAACCGCCGCCCCCCGCCCGTCCGTGGGGCCCCGTTACGGGGTCTCGGCGGGCGCGAGCGCCCGCCATCCCGGGCCGTCGACCCAGTTGCGGCACGCCGTCTGCAGGGCGCTGTCGCGGTACGCGTTGAACGTGACCGGGCGCTGCGTCTCCGTGCTGCGCGCCCACTGCTGGTCGTCCTTGGACGTGAGGCGGGCGCGCGGGAAGAACTTGACGACGTAGATTTCGCCGCCGTCGTCGCCGTAGTCGAGGCCGATGCACAGCAGCCGGCGGTACGGGTTCCGCGGGGTGCTCGGCTTGTCCCACTGCCACGCCGAGCCGAGGTCGGGAAGTGCGCCCGTCCCGGACAGCGGCAGCCCTTCGTACAGGGCGACCGTCGCGGCGTTCGTCTCCTGCGGCGCGAACGACACCGACTCGATGTCCGACTCGACGTCGGACCGTGTCGGCTCGGATGCCTGCGACGAGGTCGTGTCGGCCATGGACAGCTCGGAGGGGAACGTCAGCCCGTCCTCCGTGGTGTAGCCGACGGGCACGTACGCCGCGGGGATCGTGGCGAGCGCGCCCTCGGCGGTGAACGGATTGGTGATCGCGGCCGCGCTGTAGTCGGCGGCGAACACGGCCTGCACGAGCTGCTTCCTGATCAGCTCGCTGCGCAGACCGGTCTCGATCGAGACCGGCGGCGGGGGTGTGGTCATGGTGACCGTCCTCCAAGATGCGAATGCCCCCGGTGCTGCCGGGGGCGGTGGTCAGTTGGCGGGTGAGCCGATCAGGGGGCGGCGAGGGCACGGCCGCGCAGCGACACCTCGACCGCGAACACGGCGCGCTCTTGCCCCGATACGGGGTCGGGTGAGGTGTTCGGCCCGCCGACGTCGACGACGTCGTACGCGGTCGCGTCGTGCCATCCGGGCATCGCGAACACGAGCGAGCGGGCGAGCGCCGCGAGGT